ATACATCATCTCCTTTCTATTTATATTATATATAGGGTTTGTAAACTAATCAATAAAAAGGTTTAATTAAATTAAACAAAAATATTGACTAAGTAGTTTAAAAATATTAAACTAGTATCAGAAAGGAGGTAATGAAGTGGATGATTTGGAAAAGAAAATAAAAAAGCTGAGAAAATTGGTAGCACAATTAACTCAGCTCGTTTGGGACATAGGTTCGCTCCTAGCAGTCCTTAAGTTTATAATAGAAAGTCTTAGATGACTTTCTATTTATAAAACTATCATCATTCACTTTAAATAGCAATATGAAAAAAGAAATTTTTAAACTAATTATAAGTATCATTTGGCTTATTGTTGCTGTTTTTGGGGTATTTTTATTATTTATGGGTTAGGAGGTAGAATATGGCTTTTGATTACAGGAAACTGAAAGGTAGAATCATTGAAAAATATGGCAGTCAATTAAATTTTGCTGATGCATATGGTATTTCCGAAAATACATTATCATTAAAAATGCGTAATAAAGTAAGATTCACTAGCGATGACATAATTGCAATAAGCGATATGCTCGATATTCCCGAAAACGAAATAGGGTCTTATTTTTTTACAAAACAAGTTTAAAAAAATTAAACTTTAAGGAGAAACAAAAATGAACGAAGTACAATTATTTAATTTTGAAAATCATGAAGTAAGAAGTCTTTTGATTAACAGTGAGCCTTGGTTCGTTGGAAAAGATGTGGCTGATGTGCTTGGGTATAAGAATCAAAATGATGCATTAAGTAAACACGTTGACGGTGAAGATAAAGATACAATCGCGATTCGCGATTCTATCGGTAGAAACCGAAACACTCCAATAATCAATGAAAGTGGACTATACAGCTTAGTCCTCTCAAGCAAATTACCAAGCGCCAAGAAGTTCAAACGCTGGGTAACATCTGAAGTATTGCCTGCACTTAGAAAAACAGGGCAGTACCAAGTGAAGGAACTAAGCGGGCAGGAGTTAATGGCTAAGGCATTAATTGAAGCACAGAGCGTTCTAGCTGCTAAAGACAAGCAGATTGAAGAAATGAAGCCTAAGGTGGTATTTGCTGATGCAGTGGCAACTAGCCACACATCAATCCTAGTTGGTGAACTCGCCAAGATCTTAAAGCAGAATGGCATTGACATGGGTCAGAAGAGATTATTTGCATGGCTCAGAGAAAAAGGCTATCTGATCAAGCGCCAGGGTACTGATTACAACATGCCTACACAGAAGGCTATGGACCTCGGTCTATTTGAAATCAAGGAAGGCTCTTACGTCAACGGCTCAGGTGTAAACATCACAACCAAGACCCCAAAAGTCACTGGCAAGGGTCAGCAGTACTTTATTAATAAGTTCCTTCAATAGGAGGTGATCATCATGGATGAATGGAGTATCAGCGTTGAGGAAGTCATGCAGATTACTCATAAAAGCCGTGACTTCATCATTAACGCAATCCAACAAGGTGTAATGCCTGGGTCAGTAGTAAAACATGGTTCAGGTAAAAGAAGTACTTACATTCCACGTAAGGCCTTCATGGATTACATGACAAAATTTTATAGAGCTCCTTCTGATAAGTTGATTGCAGCAGTAGTAGAGGAGCTCACTAAAAGAAAGACAATTGAATAAGTAGCTTTAGTTGCTCGTAGGCACCTAAGGCTAGGAGACAAATAATAATTCGTAGAATGAACTGCAATACATAATTTAACATTTCTCTTTTTGGATAATTCCATTGACTATACATACCTACTGTATACAGTCTCCTAGCGCTAAGTGCTTATGAGCACAAAAAAAGAACACACGACTGGCATCGTGTGCCCTTAAAAAATATCAAAATCACGTGCTTATTGTAGCACAGAAGGAAGGATTTTCAAATGAACAGATTTGAAAAAATTATTATTATTGTCTCTAATCTAATTGTATTAGCAAGTTTCTTTTCAGGAATCGTTACAGGCAATAATTTAAATGTCACAGAAATGAAGTTATTAAGTGTCGCTTCATTAAGCATGAACTTATTAGTGGTTGAGTACATGCTAGTTGTTATTAGAAACAAATAAAGGAGAAGAAAATTATGGAAAAGAAAGCATTCATTAAAGTTGAATCTGATGAAGTGGGAGCTCGCATCCACTCAAATGGCAGTAATTATCAAATGCTATTGATGATGTCGTTGTTAATTCAAGCTTTTAAAGACGGTCAATTAACAGATGAGGACGACCAAAAGAATGAAACGTTCAAAAAGATTGTTGATTTCATTTGGAAGAGACCAAAAGATGCGTCAATTGCACTTATTCATATTATCGGTATTGATGGAGATTTAGATTCTCTATTTGAAGGATTCAAAAATGAAAAGGAGACTAATTAAATGGATAAGATTAAAATCAATTCTCTTGAATTAGAAAACGTCAAGAGAATTAAGGCAGTACAGATTGAACCATCTGAAAACGGCTTAACAATCATTGGTGGAAATAATAACAACGGAAAGACTTCTGTGTTAGATGCCATCACGTGGTGTCTTGGTGGAAACAAATACAAGCCATCTAAGCCAACTAGAGAAGGAAGCTATGTTCCAGCATCACTAAAAGTGACTCTTTCAAATGGTATTGTGGTTGAAAGAAAAGGTAAGAATTCAGCCTTGAAGGTTACTGATCCATCAGGCATGAAAGCAGGTCAAAACTTATTAGACTCGTTTATTAGTGAATTGGCTTTAAATCTTCCAAAGTTTATGAATAGTTCAGAAAAAGAAAAAGCCGACACATTGCTTCACATCATTGGAATTGGTGACGAGCTAACAAGGTTAGATTTGAAAGAAAAGGCAGTCTACAATGACCGCTTAGCAATCGGAAGAATTGCTGATCAGAAACTAAAACACGCTAAAGAGATGATTCATTATGACAATGTACCAGATAAAGTTATTTCAGCTTCTGAGTTAATCGCCAAGCAGCAGGAAATGCTTGCAATTAATGGAAGTAATGAAAGAAAAAGAGCGTATCTTGCTGAATGTAAATCTAAGTCAAAAGCCATTGAAGAAAAGATGGAAGACTTGGACAATCAGTTAAAAGCGCTTAATGAAGAGTACTTGAAAGTAATTAAAGAAAGAGATAAGGCAGTTGTTGAAGTCTCTAATCTAGCAGACAATCCTACAGATGAAATTGAAAGAAGCATCAAGGAGATTGATGACACTAACATCAAGGTTCGTGCAAACCTAGAAAAGAAAAAAGCAGAAGAAGAGGCTAGTGATCTTAAAAAGGAATATGCTTCTAAGTCTCAGGAGTTAGAAGACATCAGAAAAGAAAAAGCTAGTTTATTAAATAATGCTGATCTTCCTCTTGAAGGTCTAGGAATCGAAAATGGGAAAATCACATTCTTAAATCAAGAATGGGATAACATGAGTGGCTCACAGCAGCTAAAAGTTGCGACTGCCATTTGTAGAAAAATCAATCCTAACTGTGGCTTTATCTTATTAGATAAATTGGAACAGATGGACATGAACACTCTTAAGGAATTTGGCACTTGGCTAAAATCCGAAGGCTTACAAGCTATTGCCACAAGAGTAAGTACTGGTGACGAGTGCTCAATCATTATTGAAGACGGCTATGTCGCTAAAAACAATTTAGAAAAAGAAAAGAAAGAAGAAGTAAAGGCAGTTGCTAATTCTTGGGAAGGGGTGAAATGGTAATGAATTTTGAAATCAGCAGTGGAAAAATCCAAAAAGCGAAGAAAGTCGTTGTTTATGGACTTGAAGGAGTTGGAAAAAGTACTTTTGCAGCGCAGTTCCCAGAGCCTCTATTCATTGATACTGAAGGGAGCACTTCTTCAATGGATGTCAAAAGACTTCCAAAACCAACTTCTTATGAAATGTTAAAACAGGAAATTGAATTCATCAAAGCAACTAAACCTTGTAAGACTTTAGTGATTGATACTATTGACTGGGCTGAATCACTGATCATTGAGCATCTTTGTAAAGCCAACAATAAATCAAGCATTGAAAAATTTGGATATGGCGCAGGATATGTTTTCTTAAAAGAAGAAGAAGGAAGATTTCTTAATTTATTGGAAGAAGTCATTTCAGAAGGAATCAATGTCGTTTTAACCGCTCACGCTCAAATTAGAAAGTTTGAAGAACCTAATGAGTCAGGTTCATATGATAGATATGAATTGAAACTCGGAAAAAAGACTTCTTCATTGTCTTCGCCTCTTTTTAAAGAGTGGGCAGACATGGTTCTATTTGTTAATTATCAAACTTTTGTTCAAAAAGATGAAAATGGCAAGGCAAAAGCAGCAGGCGGAAGAAGAATGATGTTCACTACACACTATCCTTGCTGGGATGCTAAAAACAGATATGGATTACCTGATGTTTGCGAATTTGATTATAAAATTATCAAACCAATTATTGAGGAGCCATTAAGTAATGCCTCTAACGCTCCTAAGGTCGAAAAATCACAGACACAAGAGAATGTGCCTGTTGAACCAAAAGAACCGCAGATTAAAGAAAATAAGCCTGTGAGCGCTATAGATTTTAATTCTGAAGAGTATCAGAAGATTCCTAATAAAATAAGAGACTTAATGAAATGTGACAGTATCTCAATTGAAAAATTAAAGGAAGTCATCTTCTTAAAAGGATTCTTCCCAAAAGACACTCCAATCGAAAATATGCCTAATGATTTCTGGGAATTCATTGCCAGCAATTGGAGCAACTTAAAAGATTTTATTATAGAATCAGAAATTCAATTTTAAAAGGAGATTAAGAAATGGATAACAATTTTAATAACTACAATCAAAACAACTTCAATCAGAACGGATTCAACCAAGCACCTCAAAACGATGGTGCTATGGGCTGGGATGATGAAATCACAGCTGAAGCTAAAGAATATACATTATTACCTGTCGGAAATTATCAATTCATCATTAAAGATAATTTCGTAAGATCTAAAACATCAGGCAAAGGAAAACTTCCTGTATGCAATAAGGCTGACATCACTCTAACAATCAATTATGAAGGAAAAGAAGTAAAAGTGACTACTTCTTTGGTCCTTCATAAATCACTTGAGTGGAAAATGTCCCAATTCTTTGAATGTATTGGAATGAAAAAAAAAGGAGTTCCGTTCCGTCCAGATTGGAACGGCATCATTGGAAAGACAGGAACAGTTAAAATCTCTCATAGAGAATATAACGGTTCAACTTACAATGATGTAAAAGAGTTTGTAATCAACGATAATGCTCCAGTACCTTCTCAGTCACAAGACTGGGGAAACGGTAGTTGGAAATAATGCAGTTAAGGGATTATCAGCAGAAAGCTCATGATGCCATCTTCAACGAGTGGGAAGAGAAGGGAACTCAAAAAACCCTTCTCGTTCTTCCTACAGGATGTGGAAAAACAATAGTATTCGCAAAAGTGGCTGAGGATTGTGTTAAAAAAGGAGATAAAGTCCTTATTTTAGCGCACAGAGGCGAGCTATTGGAACAGGCATCTGACAAAATAAAAAAAGTGACAGGACTTGGATGTGCAGTTGAAAAAGCGGAACAGACTTGTATTGGTAAATGGTTTCGAATTGTAACGGGAAGTGTTCAGACATTGCAGAATGATAAAAGATTGTCTAAATTCTCAAAAGATTATTTTGACACAATAATCATTGATGAAGCTCATCACGTTTTAAGTAATGGCTACCAGAAAGTACTAGAGTATTTCAACAGTGCGAAAGTTCTTGGAGTAACTGCTACTCCTGACAGGGGAGACATGAAGAACTTGGGCTCTTACTTTCAGACATTGGCATATGAGTATACTTTACCAGAAGCCATTAAAAGTGGGTATCTAGTTCCAATTAAGGCATTGACTATTCCACTGACTTTGGATTTATCAAGCGTTTCATTGAGCGCTGGAGACTTTAAGGCAAGTGATATTGGTAGTGCACTAGATCCTTATCTTGAAGGGATTGCCAGTGAAATGGAAAAATACTGCAAGAACAGAAAAACAGTTGTATTCCTTCCACTTATTTCTACATCTCAAAAGTTTGTTGAAATTTTAAATAAACATGGTTTTAAAGCTACTGAAGTGAATGGCAATTCCAAAGATAGAAATGAGATTACAAAAGACTTTGCAGAAAATAAATACAATGTCCTTTGCAACTCTATGCTATTAACTGAAGGGTGGGATTGCCCTGATGTGGACTGTGTAATTGTGTTAAGACCAACAAAAGTAAGAAGTCTTTATTCACAGATGGTCGGAAGAGGTACAAGGCTATCACCTCAGACAGGAAAGAAAGATTTACTTTTACTAGATTTTCTATGGCACAGCGAAAGACATGAACTATGTCATCCAGCATCACTTATCTGTAACAGTGATGAAGTTGCTAGAAAAATGACCAAGAAGCTAGAAGACAGTGCAGGAGTTGAAATGGATATTCAAGAGGTTGAAGAAGAAGCCTTGAAGGATGTTCAAGAGGAAAGAGAAAAAGCACTTGCTGAGCAGCTAGCAGAAATGAGAAAACGCAAGAAGAAGCTGGTTGATCCATTGCAGTATGCAATGAGCATACAGGCTGAAGACCTGCAGAATTACATTCCTTCTTTCGGCTGGGAGTGCGCTCCAGCAAATGAAAAGCAGTTAAAATATTTAGAATCGCATGGAATCGAGTCTAATGAAGTTCCTAACGCTGGATATGCTTCTATGCTGATTGACAAGTTAAAGTTAAGAAGTAAAGAAGGATTAGCCACTCCAAAGCAAGTGAGATTCCTTGAAAGAAAAGGATTTAGAAATGTTGGAACTTGGAAATTCAAAGATGCTAATTCTATGATTTCTAGAATTTCTGCAAATAGCTGGAGAATTCCAAAAGGAGTACAAGCTTCTACTTATAAGCCAGAAGGAGTTGAATAAGGGAGTTGAATAAGAATGAAACAATACAATCTATTAGAGCTGCTTGACTATATCAACCCTTCTGAACTTTCCTATCAGGAATGGACTAATGTCGGAATGGCTCTCAAGCATGAGGGATATGAAGCAAGTGACTGGGATTCCTGGAGTTCTCAGGACTCGGAAAGATACAAAAGAGGGGAATGCTTCACAAAATGGAATTCCTTCAATGAAACAGCAGGAGACATTGTCACAGGTGGAACAATCTTTGATTATGCTAAAAGAGGTGGTTTTGTTCCTCAAAAAAAGATAGATCCTAATGAAGGCATTCTTGGTTGGGAAGATGAAATTGGCAATATCATAGACAAGGACTCTATAGATAGTATTGAACTTAATGAGCCTAGTGATTCGAATTGGAATCCAGCTAATGAGTTAATTAGATATTTAACTACTCTATTCGACACAGACGAGTATGTTGGCTTTGTAGTTTCCTCAATAGAAAACGAAAAAGGGAAGTTCATTCCTGGAAACCGCGGAAACTTCAGAATGACAGCAGGGCAGATTGTTGAAGGGCTTCACTCGTGCAATGGTGATATTGGAGCCGTTATTGGAGACTACAATCAAGCAGCAGGTGCATGGATTCGTTTCAATCCATTAAATGGCGAAGGTGTTAGAAATACTGATATAGCATCATTCAAATACGCTCTTGTAGAATCTGATAGTTTGGATATTGGCAAGCAGTTGTCTATTATCCATCAATTAGAATTGCCTGTTGCAGCAGTAGTCTACAGTGGCGCTAAATCAATACATGCTATTGTCAAGGTTGATGCTTCAGACAATAAAGAATATAGAGAACGTGTAAGTTACTTATATAAAATATGCGACAAGAACGGCTTAGAAGTTGACAGTCAGAATAAGAATCCATCAAGACTTTCACGAATGCCTGGATGTGTTCGTGGTGATCATAAACAGTTCATTATCGAAACCAATACAGGAAAAGAAACATGGTCTGACTGGGTCGAATGGGTTGAGTCAATGAATGACGATTTACCTGATGAAGAAAATCTGGCTGATGTATTATTCAATCTTCCTGATTATGCAGAAGAATTAATCGAGGGAATCTTAAGACAAGGTCATAAGATGCTATTAGTTGGTCCTTCAAAAAGTGGTAAGTCATTCTCATTAATTGAATTATGTATCGCTATTGCAGAAGGCACAAAATGGATGGGCAGACAATGCAAGCAAGGGGATGTGCTATATGTCAATTTCGAATTGGATAGAGCCTCATGTCTTCACAGATTTAAAGATGTCTATCAGACTTTAGGATTGACCCCCAACAATGCAAATAGAATTTTTATCTGGAACCTGAGAGGGAAGACCCCTGCTCTTGATCAATTAGTGCCAAAACTGATAAGACGAGCAGAAAAGAAAAAGTATATCGCTGTAGTAGTTGACCCAATTTATAAAGTCATTACTGGTGACGAAAACAGTGCGAGTGAAATGGCTAAGTTCTGTAATCAATTTGATAAGATAGCAGATGCGCTTGGTGCATCTGTCATATATGCACATCACCACTCTAAGGGTGCTCAAGGTGGCAAGAAGTCAATGGACCGTGCAAGTGGCTCAGGAGTTTTTGCAAGAGATCCTGATGCACTGCTAGATATGATTGAATTGGATATGAATAAAGAAGTTAAGGAACACTTCATTGATGAAGCAAGAGTTGAAGCAATGCACGCTGTACTTGATAAGTATGTTCCTAAATGGAGAACTTATATATATCAGACTAAGAAAACAGATGATCATGATTTTGAAGCGATGAATGACTACTGTGCTGAAATGCTTGGATTCGAACAGATGAACGAATTACAGTATCTGACTGAATTAAAAGTTGATGAAGCTAAACATATTACCGCCCTTCAGATATCTGGAACTCTTAGAGAGTTCGCTACATTTGATCCTATCAACTGCTTCTTTAAATATCCTATTCACTTCCTGGATAATGGCAACTTGCTAAAAGGGTGCCGTCCTGAAGGTTCGAAGAAAAAATCTAAATTTGAGAAAATGAACGAGACTAATAAGAAGAAACAGGATGAAAATATTGAATTATTCTTAAATGCTTTCGAACAGTTAAGTCACGATGGCCAAGTCACTATAAAAGAACTAGCTGAAAGTGGTCTGATGATGGGAAAGACGTATTCAAGCTTAAGTAAGATAATCCCTAGATGGATAAATAAAGGCTCTTTAGAAGGCTTTGAATATTTAAGAGGAACTATCAAAAAGATAGATTCGAACATGTAACTCGAACACTATATATAAATATATATATTCGAGTTTCACTATTGCTAATTGAAAATACGAATATAGGGGAGTTCAGAAACTCTCCCCTATATGTATTTCCATTATCAAGTAAATAGTGATTTTTGAAAGAATTGAGGTATAAACAATGCAGTTTTTTATAAAGATGATTCCCCCAACAATTACTGCACAGGAACACAGAATCGGAAGATATGGAGTATATAAAAGTCCTGAACAGAAACAGGCATACATTAAGTTAAGAGATGCAATCGCACCTTACACTCCTAGTGTTCCGATTGATCGTGCTTGCCAGCTGATTGTTAAATGGTGCTTTCCTTTAAACAAAAGTCACAAAGTGGATGGCGAATATAAATACACAAAGCCTGATACTGATAATTTAAATAAGATGTTAAAAGACATCTTAGAAGAGTTAGGCTTCTACACTAACGATTCAAGAGTGGCTTCTGAAGTGATTGAAAAATTTTGGAGTGCCGTTCCAGGAATCTACATCTCATTAGAAGAACTATGAAATATGTATATAAGAAAGTAGATTATTATTCTATGCAGCAGCTAATGGATTTAATCGAGCAGTTAAAAAATGAATATCAAGTTATAGGATATGAGGCATATGCACAAGAACAGTATGCAGTGCTGACTTTATATCCTAAAAAAGAGGAGAAAAACAAATGGAAAAATTATATCTGGTAAAGTTAGGAAATATGTATGTTACAAGTGCATCACTAACATCTATTAAATTGGATGAAACAGTAGAGAAAGCGAAAGTATTCAAAAATGTGGTAGAAGCTGAAAGTATTGCTAATACTTTAGGAGCAATTGTCATTACTTTCGTTTCGGAGGATTAAAAGAATGTTTAAAGAAATCGGAAGAGTTACAGAATTATTAAAATATCCACAAAGCATAATTTTAGGATTGGATAAGGTGGCACATATTAATAGTGATGATCTAACTCTCACTATTACATCAGAAGAGTGTGCTGAACTAATCCAATCTATTACAAAAGTAAAAAGATATGGATTTCATGATAAATATGAAGAAAATTTGCACGAAGAAGTGGCTGATGTGCTTATCTGTATTGCTGAGTTAGTATGCTTAGGTTACTTAGATATTGATAAAGTTAAAGACTATCAAAAGTTAAAAATCAACAGAGAAATAGAAAGAGCAATCCAGAAAGAAGAATTGAGAAAGAAGGCAGAAAAGTATGGACTTAGTGAGTCTCAATAAGCTAGAAGCAATCGCTGACTTCCTATCAGATGATGAAGTCTTTGGAATCGCCCCATGTTCACATTTTAACATCTCTTTAAAAAGAGATAGAGTTGACGTTCCTTGCGATGTCGGAGACTGTGACGGAGATTGTCCATTCTATTCAAAAGAGAATTTCCTCAAGTGGATTAAAAAACCAGACAGTAAGTATGATGTTAGTAATTTAAAGAGACCACATCAAGAAGACTTTACTAAATATGTTAACTGCAGTGATGCTCTTTTTGATAGAGACAGCTATATTAATGCGTTAGAAGAATATTGTGATAACTTAGGAGACGCTCTCGCTGACGCTGAATATGATTTTGAAGAAGTGGAATGTGAAAATAGAGAGTTGCAAGATGTACTAGAAAAGATTAGAGGTGTTCTTAATGGAAAATATTAAACAAATAAATATCTATCTAGTAGATGGATCTAGATATGTAGTTATTCCTTCAGATGATAATTTAGCTGAATATGTAAAAGGTAATTTTTACGGAGGATATAACATTGGCATCTCAAAAAATGAAGCGAAATCAATTATTCATGAGTGGGTTTTCGGGGGTAGAAGACAACTAAGCCATCAGGTTGCTGATGTTGGTATTACAGCAAGTAATATTATTTCCATAGAGCTTTTAGAACATGAAGAATGAATTACAGATTAAAGGAGTAATCATTATGAGTTATAGTATTGGTATTTATGTAAAAGTTGAAGGCTGCGATAAATTCGCAGAAATCGCATATCCCGAATATTCTTCTCCTAGTTATAACCTAGGCAGACTTTTTAGAAGTTGCATGGATTGGGACTTCAAAAGTGAAGAATATTATAGATGTGATTATGCAGTAGAGCGCTTAAACAAAGGAATTAAAGAATTAATGTATTGTCCTAAAGAGCATCTAAAATTGAATCCGACATTAAGCATGGGGTCGGTGGCTAGTTCACTTGATATATTAGGTTCAGTAAGAGAATGCATTTTAAAACAGGCTGAAAATATTCCACTAAAATGCATGTATATGAAATGGGAGTGATTAATATGTTAAATGCAGAAAGATATAAGAATGAAATATTAGAAAAATCAAATGTTGTTTTTGATTTTTCAATAAGCAAAGATAGGCACACAATTGAGAAATGTCTTGGTGTCTGTGATAATTGTATCTTTTGCAATATAGGAGAGCATTGCTCGAATGTTAAAGTAAAATGGCTCTTATCAGAATACAAAGAGCATGTGAAGTTAACTAGATTAGAATATGAGATTTTAACGTATATTCTTAAAAACACAGAATGCAGATATATCACCAGAAATAAATCAAGATCTCTGTGCGTACACTCTTATAAGCCAGTTAAAGATACGAAGTACGGTCATTGGACTGCAGTATGTGATAAAGTGAAATCCTGTGAAGTATTTAACAATTTATTCCCATTTATCAAATGGGAAGATACAGACCCTGCTTTGATCAAAGATGTGCTCGATAATTGCGAGGTGATTGATGATGACTTATAAAGAAATTTTTGACATGGTTGCAGTGACTGCATATAACAGATTTCCAAAAGGTTTTAATTATGAAGGCTTGCAAAATTGTATCGTTGAAAACGCAGCTAAAATCTATATTGAGCAAATGCGATTAGAAAAAGAAAAGTTGCAACAAGAATATGATGATCTTTATGAAGGCCATGACAAATTGAGTCATGAGTGGGCGCTTGTAAAGAAACAATATAGAGAATTATCTTGTAAGTATGATGATTTAATCAAAAAATACAGTGAACTTCTTAAAGATTCTAACAGAAATGACAATGAACTTTTTTAAAGAACTTATTAAACTTAGAAAAGAACGTCTGGACTTGATAAGAGAACTGGAGAAAGAAAAATGCAGAATGTAATCTATTGTGCCTATGATAGGCATTACAAGAAAATAGCAGAAGGAACTGATCAGCAGTTAAGTGCTATGTTCAATGCTGATAAGAATTTTGTAAGAAACAAATATTATGCACTAAAAAGAAAAATGACAGCAGATAAATTTCCTGTTTTTGTCAGAAAAGATACAGAGTTTGATAATTCTGAAAAACTGAGAGAAATCATTTCAAAAGGACACAAGACATATTATTTATATGATGGTATCAGAGGAAATCTTGTGATTGCAGGAACAGGAAGGGAAGTAGCAGAGTGGTTTGGAGTAAGTACTTCTTTTATTACAAATAATCATAAGAATAAGACAAATATCTGCAGACCAAAACATGTACCCAAAAAGCATGAAGATATTTTCTTCAGATTGTTTGTTAAAGAAGATACATTTGAATCAGTCATGCCAGAAGGAAATGTATATGATTATTTGGAGAATTGTGATAAAAAACAAGCAAATTTTATAGAATTCTCACAATTTCCATATATTCACAAAGAAGATTGGTTCGATATTATCAATCTTAATCAGGTCAATCTTTATAAGGGTGTTACTCAGAAAGGATTGTTTGTGATATCTGTAGAGAATCACAACGGAGATCTTGTCAATAAAGTGTTTTTTAAAAGCGAAGAAGAACGTGATAAAAAATATAAAGAGCTTAAAGAGTTTAAAGCAAAGAAGAAATACGGAAAACTTCGTTTCGGAAAGTATGAATGCGATATTTCTGATATCGTGACTATATATCATATTGCAGATAATACAATATTCATTGTATTAAAAGACGGTTCAGAGAAGAAGATAAGAACTAAGAGAACTGATATTTTTGAAATTATTCAGAAGGAGTTTATAAGATGATATTTGTGTTCGTTACGTTCATTATCATTCTTTGGATGTTTATGATGTCTGTTTAAAGGGGATTAGATATGATGATTTGGATTATAATAATAACAGCTGTACTTATTTGGATTTTGATGACTGCATAATTTTTCGGAGGTGTATGAATGACTACAGAAGAAACTAAACAGTATTTGAAAAACTACAAGAACATGATGCATAGAATAGAGTACATTGATAACAAGCTAATCAATGTAAAATCAATACCTTATGATGATTCTTCAGTAGGATCATACGCAGAGCCAAAAACAAATAACGATTACATCATGATGAAGGATAAGTATCTTAAGGAAATGAGCAGTATAAGAGCCTCGGTTGAAAGCATAGAAGATATGACTCTAAGAGATGTATTGTTCTATCGATACATAGAATGCTTAGAGATATATGATATTGCTAATATCATGGATTGCTCTAATACATCTGTATTTGCTTATCTGCGTGATGCGATTAAAGAACTTTCAATTATTCTTGATTAATTCTTATTAAACTGTATTAATCTGTATTAATCAGAAGCGCATAGCATTTCAAAAGGTGCTAGTATGGTATTAGACAGAAATGTATATAAGAGGGCCGGACTTAACAGTTTGGTCCTTTTTCACATTAAGAATCATTAAGGAGGTGTATTAGTTGTATGACAGAAAAACAGAGACTGTTTGCAGATGAGTATCTGAAAGATCTAAATGGTACGCGTGCTTATAAAACGATATACACTACTATCAAGAATGATAATGTTGCAGCAGTAAGAGCAAATACACTTCTTAAGCAGAAAGATATTTCTGATTATATAAGCAAAAGACTTGAAGAAATTCATAATGAGAACACAGCTGACATCCAGGAAGTGATGGAGTATCTTACATCAGTTCTAAGAGGAAAATCAGCCTCAGCGGTATTGATGATGAGTGGCAATGGTATGCAGAAGGTCACTGAGAAACCTCCCGATGAAAAAGAAAGGCTTAAGGCTGCAGAACTTCTTGGGAAGAGATTCGGTATGTTCAAGGATAATGTTGATATTACATCTAATGGTAAGACAGTGATTGTAGATGATATAGATGAATAAAGTTAGTTTAAAGGGAATCATTGGTCCAGCCTTCTTCGAAGTTCACAAGCATGTAAAAAACAATGATTACACGCATTATTGGCTAAAAGGTGGTCGTGGTTCCTTGAAATCCTCTTTCATTGGCACAGAGATTCCTTTAGGGATTATGAGAGATGCACAAAAAGGACTGATGAGCAATGCAGTTGTTATCAGACGTGTCAAAGATACTCTAAGAGGCTCTGTTTATGAACAGATAAAATGGGCTATTTATATGCTGAATGCTCAGGATGATTGGGATATACCAGAATCTAAGTTGCAGATGACATACAAGCCAACAGGGCAGGTTATTCTTTTTAAAGGTGCTGATAATCCTAAGAAGTTGAAATCTATCAAGGTGTTTGTCGGCTATGTTAAATACGTATGGTATGAAGAATGTGACGAATTTGAGACCTATGACAAGATAACCAATATTAATCAGTCACTTCTTCGTGGTGGTCCTGAGTATTGTGTATTCTATTCATTTAACCCACCCGAATCGCAAAGAAATTGGTGCAACAGGCAAGTTCTTGTTAAAAGGGATGATACATATGTATCGCATACAACCTACTTACAGGCGCCTCCTGAATGGCTTGGAGAGCAGTTTCTTATTGAAGCCGAGCATATGAAAAAAGTAAATCCTGCCAAATATGATCATGATTATATGGGTGAGGTTACGGGTACTGGCGGAGAAGTATTTACCAATCTATCTATAAGAGATATAACCGACGAGGAAATACAGGTATTCGATAGATTGAAATTCGGACTAGACTTTGGTTATGCTGGTGACCCTTTGGCCTTTATCAAAGCTAACTATGATAAGACACGCAGACGTCTTTTTATTTTTGATGAAGTATATGGCACTAGGCTGTCAAATGCTGATGCCGTCAAACTTATCAAAGAGATTAACCCACTTAACAATCAGGTCACTGCCGATTCAGCTGAACCAAGAACTATAAACGAATTCAAACTGTTAGGATTAAGAATAACAGGCGCCAAGAAAGGCCCTGACAGTGTAAAAAACGGTATTAAGTTCTTACAGGACTTAGAATCAATCATCATAGATCCTGTTAGATGTCCTAATGCTTACAGGGAATTTAATGAATATGAGATTGAAAAAGATAAGGACGGCAACCTCAGAGGCGACTTTCCTGATAAGAATAACCACACTATAGATGCGGTTAGATATGCCATGGAGTACGAAATACTTCAGAAAAAGTGGACTTTGTAAAGGAGATAACTACATGGAATTTAGTATTAATGGAATCAACTGGACAATGGAATATGCCGACAGCGATAAGGACTTTTTAAACGACGGTGATAACACTATCCTAGGCCTTACGAAGTTTCTAGAACAAACAATCTATATTCGAAAAGGAATGTCTAAGGAGTTAACAAGAAGAACAGTGATACATGAATTATGTCACTGTTTTTTATTTTCTCTAGGCTTCTCAATGGATTGCTATACAGAAGAAACCATGTGCGATTTATTTGGAAATTATGCTGATCATATTGTTGGTTTAGCTGATGACTTTGAAAAAGAGGTGATTGAATGCTGACAGAAGAAGAAATCTTGAAGTTTATCAATGATGATAAGACTTCAAAAAAGAAACGACTCGCAAGAGTCGGAGAACGCTATTATGAGTCTGAACACGATATCTTAGATTATAGAATGTTCTACTATAATCAGGACGGTGTTTTAGTCGAAGATACAACTAGATCCAATGTTAAGAAGTGTCACGGCTTCTTTGGTGAATTGGTGGACCAGGAAGTACAGTATATCTTGAGCGGAAAAGACGGCATAGTTCACTCAGATGACACTAAACTTCAGAAAGAGTTGAATAAGTATTTCAATAGAAAATTCAAAAACGCTCTTAGTGAAGTGATTACTGGTGCTATCACGAAAGGCTTTGAATATATGTATGCCTATGTAAACAAGAAAGGCAGATTAACATTCGAGCGTGCTGATTCTCTAGGAGTTATCGAAGTCAGAGAAAGAGAAACTGATGATGGATGCGCATATGTTATCTATTGGTACATCGACAAACTAACCAAAGATAACAAAGCGATTAAACGTATTCAGGTATGGGATGAAAATCAGACATATTACTATGTTCAGGAAGAAAACGGAAGACTTCTTTTAGATGATTCAGAACGAATTAATCCAAGGCCACACGTAATCTACACCAAAGATGGTGATGATACTATCTATTATGAAAATTTTGGCTATATTCCGTTTTTTAGATTAGATAACAACAAGAAGCAGCATTCAGGAGTCAAGGCTATTAAGTCGTTGATTGATGATTATGACATGATGTCATGTGGTTTATCGAATAACTTAGCCGACTTTGACAATCCAATTTATATAGTGAAGGGCTTTGAAGGGAATGACTTTGAAGAATTACAGACTAATCTGAAAACAAAGAAGATGATGGGAGTTCCAGAAGGTGGAGGGCTTGAAGTTCATACTGTTGAAGTACCTTATCAGGCGAGAGTTGCGAACATGGATAAGGATGAAGAAAATATCTATCGCTTTGGCATGGGCTTTAATTCCGCACAGGTAGGTGACGGCAATGTTACAAACGTAGTAATCAAATCAAGATACGCTCTTCTAGATCTTAAGTGTAATAAGCTGCAGGCAAGGCTTGAGGAGTTCCTGGATAACATCCTTGAGGTTGTTCTAAAGGAAGTCAACAAGAACAATAAGACCGATTATGATATCGATGATGTTTATTACAGCTTTGAAAAAGAAATCATAACAAATGAATCAGACAATGCACAGATTGAATTATTAAAGGCTCAGAAGAGACAGACTGAAATTAATACCATTCTTTCACTTGCTGAAGTAATCGATAACGAGACTATTGTTAAATTGATTTGTGAACAGTTGGATATTGATTATGAAGAAATCAAAGATAAACTCCCAAAGCCAAAAGAAGCGTACGAGCAAGTAGATGATGTGACCGATACGTTAAACAATACGGTGCTAGATGAATAAGAGACAGCTAGAAGTTGAAAAAGCCAAACTGCGAGAAGAGAAGAAGCTTCTAAAGGAATTAAAAAAGATATATGAAGATGCAGCCAAAGAAGTAGAACAGAAAATAAGGATTTCAAACGGTAAGATTGATTTACTCCTTTCTGTATTTGATGAATTAGATGAAAAGCAGAAATCATTGCTTCAATCTCAGATATATCAGAAGAAGTTTCAAGAAAATCTCAAAAAGCAGTTAGATGAACTGATTGGGAATTTAAACATTGATTCTTATGACAGTATTACAAGATATCTAACAGATTCCTATTACACTGGATATATCGGAACTATGTACGATATCCAGGGGCAAGGCATTCCATTAATCACTCCTATCAATGAGAAGCAAGTTACAAGGGCTATGACATTAAATACTAAATTGAGTGTACCACTGTATACTAGAATGGGTATTGATGTTGGAGTTCTCAAAAAACAGATTGCAAAGCATATCTCAAGAGGTATAGCCACATCTTCGTCTTATGCACACATTGCTAGAAACATAGATGGAGCGTCTAATATTGGTTTTAATAAAGCAATGAGGATTGCTAGAACAGAAGGGCATAGAATACAGGTTCTTAGTGCAAATGACGCACAGCATGCAGCAAAAGCCAAAGGATGCGAAGTGGTTAAGCAGTGGGATGCTACACTAGATGGAAGAACTAGACCAATGCACAGACTTCTTGATGGTAAACTTGCAGAAATAGACGAGCCTTTTGTGGTTGATGATATAGAAGTTATGTATCCTGGAGGATTTGGGATTGCTTCACAGGATGTAAACTGCAGATGTGCACTCCTTCAACGTGCTAGGTGGGCTTTAGATGCTGATGAACTGAAGACACTTAAAGAAAGAGCTGAGTATTATGGGCTTGATAAGAGCGATGATTTTCGAGACTTTAGAGAAAAATACTTGATGACATCGAACAGATTGAAAAGCTCAAATGATGATGGTAACATAGACATAGAAATAGATGGGTTCGCGCCTTGCCTTATTGAATGCAAAACAGGCAGAGTGGTTAATACCACTGTAAAAGAAATGAAGCGAAGTGAATTAAAAGGATATAATAAGACAAGCGGATGGTATATTGATTGGTCAAAGGTTCCGCGCGGTAAAACTATAAAAGCTATATTTGCAGAAGGCAATAATGAAATCCAAGGACTCATTGCGTATGAGGAACTTTCTGATCATTCGACCATAAATATTCATTGGACAGTTGCTAATCCTAAAAGCAATGGTAATCTCACTAAAAATAAAGAGTACAGAGGAATTGGTGCACATTTGTTTGCTATTGCAGCAAAAGCTTCAATAGAATGTGGCTATGATGGATTTGTGGAATCTAAAGCTGCAAATAGTAGATTATTGGAACATTATGTAAATGAGTTTGGCGCCATTCCATTGGGTGGATATCGTTTTTGTTTAGATGATATAGCTGCAAAAGAATTATTAGAAAAATGCAATTGGAGGGAAGAATGATGAAAAAAGAATTTGAACCGATACCGGATCCTACGCCTGAGCAAGGTTTTGAAGGTTTATACGCTGGGACTATAGAAAATGGTTCAGAGTATGAGCCGGGAGAATATTTTTATGATTTGCGTGGTTTGTCAAAGTATTTACGAAAAAATCATCTAAGTCGTCCAACCGAAGAAATACTATTAATGTTTAGAAAGTAGAAGTTATTTAAACGGTTCCTCAGAACCGTTTTTATTTTACTCTGAAAGGAGGTATTTAATGTCTGAAGGACTGCGACCGCACAGACACTGTTATTTTGAAGTAGAATCAAAAAGATACTTTGATAAAAACAGAGGCTGTGCAATCAGAAAAACGCACTATGAGTGCATGATATGCGGTCATGAGTTCTATGAAACAGTAGAACTTTCTCATGATCCACCGCAATACAAGAATAAAAACAATGTATTAAACAGAAATAGAAACAGAGGCTAGACGTAGGCTCTTTTTATTTTGCCCTGAACACGGCATTTAAAAGGTTTAAAAATTCATCCAGCATGATGTTAAAACTGCGACCGCACTAGAAGACACTAGATTTAAAAACGTAGCGGAGAGAGGTATTACATGGATTTTCTTAAGGATATTCTAGGCACTGAGTTATTTGAACAGGTGGCTAATGCAGTAAATGCATATAACGGCAATGAAGCGAATAAGGATAAACAGATTAAGATTGCAAATCTAGCAAGTGGTAAATACGTTGATAAAGGCAAATATACGGCTCTTGAGGAATTATTAAATAAGAAAGATACCGATTTAACGGACGCTCAGAAACTTATTGAAGGTCTAAAAGAATCGGCCGGAAAAGGCGAAGATATGGCTGCTAAGATTACAGAATTTGAGACAACTATCAGAAATCAGCAGGAAGAACTAAAAAAAGCAAAGACAGAGTCAGCATTAAAGATTGAACTTCTTTCAGCTGGTGCCAAGGCTGACGACATTGATTACTTACTTTTTAAATTAGGTAATGACAGTGATTTTAAGGCTGAACTTGACGAAAACGGCAAGTTAAAAGGCATTGATGAAAAAATGAAGAATTTAAAGACTATTTATCCTAATCAGTTCGAAGCCGAAACATCTAAGAAAATTGATGAAAATAACTTACCAGGTGGCAAAACCGACGATACTCCTGAACCAACCACATTGACAGGAGCAATCAGAAACAGATATGAAAATAAAGAATAAAGAGAGGATTAATATATGCCAATTTTATTAAAAGACATGAAAGTTGGAATGCATGACAAAGTCGCTGAACAGGTAGTTGACTCATTTATCAGACATTCCGAAGTATTAGAATTATTACCATTCGATAATGCAGTCTCACCAAGTGGAGGCTCTACATTAACATACGGATATGTACAGACTAAATTACCTTCTAACACTGCATTCCGTGCTTTAAATACTGAATATGCTTCTAGCGAAGCAAAATTAGAGCAGAAAGCCGTTAACTTAAAGGTATTCGGTGGTGCTTTCGAAATTGACCGTGTTATCAAGGATGCAGAAGGCATGTACGATAACATGGCATACCAGATTGATGAAAAGGTCATCTCAGCAATTGGAACATTCCACAATGCTATGATCAATGGAGATTCAGCAACTAACTCTGAAACCTTTGACGGCTTAGACAAGTTCTTAGTTGGTCAGACAACAGAATTCAATACAGGCGCTTACTATGATTTATCAACAATGGCTAAGTTAGAAGCTAATGCCAGCACATTCTATGAAGCATTAATCAAATTAATCAACAGAACAGGCGCAGATGCTTTATTTGTGAATGAAGATATGAAATCTAAAATTCAGACTGTCGCTAGAGTATTGGGATATAAGACAGAAAGCGAAGAAGCTTTCGGCCGTGTCGTTACTACTATTGGAGAAAATAAAGTAAGATTAATTGATTTAGGAGACGTTGTAACTGCTTCAGGAGAAACAGCTGTTGAAACTCCTATCATCGGATTAAAGACTAGAAAAGTTGGTTCTGAAGCAAGTGTAACAGGATTAACAGATATTTATGCTGTTAAGTTCGATGTAAAGAAAGGATTCCACGGTGTTACTTTAACAGGATCTAGCGGAGTGAATACTTATTTACCTGATTTCAACACTCCAGGAGCAGTCAAGAAGGGTGAAGTTGAAATGGTTGCTTGTGTTGCCTTAAAGAATACAAAAGGCGCTGGAGTATTAAGAAACGTTAAAATCTTATAGGAGGCATGACTATGGATAAAAAGAAACATTATGAAGTAAAAACACCTATTGAAGATTATTGCGGCATCGGTGCTGCAGGTATTCAGTTCGCTTACGGGAAAGCTGAAGTATATGATGAATGGGTGGCACAGTGGTTCAAAGAACATGGATACACTGTAGAAGAAGTGAAAGAAGAAACTGAGACAGTTTCAGAAGCACCAAAAACAGAAGCCAAGCCAAAAGGCAATGCTAAAAAATAAGAAAAGAGGTGATTTCCTATGATCATGACAATTGAAGAATTTAGGCTTTTGAACGATACGGATGAATCTGATGGAATCATCAAGATGAAATTAGAAGCCTTAGAATTGATGATTAGAAAATACACTAATAATAATTTCCAACAGCGCTTTTTTAGAACGACCGCCCATATTAGAGACGGTCGTTTTCTTCTTAATGGTCCTCAATATTTTAAAGTCGGTGACACTGTACAGGTATCTAATTCATCTTTCAATAATGCTTTATATACTGTTACAGAAGCAAATGAGCGTGACTTTGTGGTTGACAAGCCTGTCAATAATGAGGCTCGTGTCTTATGTACTAAAGTTGAATATCCTGCCGACATTAAAATGGGTATCATCAACCTCATGAAATGGGACAAAGAGAATAGAAGCAAGGTCGGAGTACAGTCAGAAACGATTTCTAGACACTCTGTGACCTATTTCAATATGGATGGAGATAATTCCTCTTTAGGTTATCCAAAGTCGCTCACAGGCTTTTTAAAACCTTATATGAAAGCAAGGTTCTAATATGATAGGCGGAAATATTACAGCAGTTCTTCAAAAGTGCATCTATTCATTCAATGAAATTGGTGAGCCTATTGAAGATTATGCGGAATCAATCTCTTTGTTTGGCTTCTTAGACTTATCAAGCGGTGATAGTCATTACACTAACTTTAATGCAAAGGTACAGGAATCAACTCATATTTTCATCTGTGATTATAAGGATTTGAAAGGCTATAAGGCGGATAACTCAAGACTGATTGTAAATGGTGAAGTCTATGATGTAACTCTCATTGATGATCCTATGAATTTACATCAACACTTAGAAATCTATCTACAGTACAAAGGAGCACAAGATGAGCGTACAGTTTGAAGATAACTCAATGTTTATAATCGATGAAATTGAGAATGCAGCTTTAAAGTTTTTGGAAGAAGCAAGCGGAGAACTTGAGTCACAAGTCAAGAGAAACACCAGAGTGGACACTGGTCAGTTAAAAAACTCGTGGGAGCACGTGGTAGATGCTGACAATATGATTGGGATTGTTGGATCAGCAGAAGAGAATGCTATATGGGAAGAATTCGGCACAGGTGAGTACGCTCTTAAAGGCAATGGTAGAAAAACCAAGTGGAAATATAAACACCCTAAATATGGGTGGGTTACTACTACAGGAAAAGCACCATCAAGAGCGCTCGAGAAAGCCAAGAACTCCTCTAAGAAGAAGATTCAAGCAAGAGCCGAGGAAATCTTTGGAGATATTGGAAAATGACACCAGAAGGCTTGAAATTTATTTCTAAGACATTAAAACCACTTGTGAACTATCATTTTCTTTATTACAAGACTGATAAGGTTGAATATCCTTATTGGGTTGGCGAGTACTTAGAAAATGAATACAGTGCAGAGACCAATTACCAAGGAACCACTTTTATTCTTACAGGTGTCACAAGAGGCAGTTACTTAGAACTAGAAAAGCAAAAGGAAATTATTAAAAAGGCTCTCAAGGATAAGAGAGCTATCTTGTCGAACGGAGCAGGCATAGCCGTACATTATGACTACTCAATGCCGATTCGCACAGACGATATAGAATTGCAGAAAATACAGATTAATTTAACAATCCAAGAATGGGAGGTATAAATATATGGCGAATGAAATCATTCCTTCAAGTGGGATTACAGCCAAAACACCTGAAAACATTATGTTAGGTGCTGGAACAATTCATAAAGGCTTGAAATATGAGGGTGGTAAATGGAACTTTGTAGAATCATTATTTTGTGCTACATCAGGCGGTGGTTCAGTAAGTTTTTCTCCTGAGCTATTAGACTTAGATATTGATGGAGCAACAGTCAAATTCGTTGGTGGCACTCTAAAAGTCGGAGAAAGCGCCAAGATGAAATTTAAAATGGCAGAAATCACTCCTGATTTTATTAAGAAATCTATCTTTGCTAAAGAAGCGGAAAACAGCACGGCAACAGGATATACAGAATTAGTGTCTAAGCCACAGATTGAGACAGGTGACTATTATGAACATCTAGCGTATGTCGGAAAGAAGATTGATGGAACTCCAATTATTGTTATTTTTGACAAAGCTTTATGCACATCAGGACTTTCTGTTGAAGGCGAAAATAAAAAGATGGTAGTACCTGAAGCAGAATTTGAGTGCTATGCAGAATTAGAACAGGCTGATAAGAATGTACTACCTTATCACATCTATTACCCTAGCGCCGTAGCTGCATAACTAAATTAAGAATTGAGAGGAGCTATTTATGGAATATAAATTAAGAAAACTAAAAGCAACAGATGCATTTTTAATCATTAAACTAATTAATAAGTTTGGCATTATGGAATTCAAAAAATGCTTTAATGCAAACGAGATTGCTAAACTAGCAGAAAACAAGGAAGGACTATCAAAAGAGGAACTAACTGAAAAAGTTGGTTTCAATATCATTCTTTCTTGCTATGCAGTTATTTTTGAGAACATCGGAAAGTGTGAAAATGAAGTTTTTGAATTCTTATCAGCTGTAAGTAATCTAAATAGAAAACAGATTGAAAGCTTATCACTTGCAGAACTTGCACAGATGATTATTGAAATCTTTCAAAAAGATGAATTCAAAGATTTTTACAAGGTTGTTTCTGGATTGCTGAAATAGGAGAAGTCGGCTTCATGGATTTGGTTTACAAGAGATATTCAAACCCCATGGAGTTGATTGATAACATGATCTCTTTTTCTAATTTTTCAGAGTTCATTTCTGAACTTGCTGACAATGTGTCAGAAGAGAAGTTATACGACATTTGGAAATCAAAAGTTTATGACAAGTCATTTGCTGACTTTAAAAATGAAATGATGGCTAAGTGGAAGAAAAATACAGGAATTGAAACATCTGAAACAATGACAGACGAAGAGATGGAAACAACTATAAATGACTCCTATGAAATTCTTAACAATTTTAATCCTAATCTTTAAGAAAAAGAGAGGGGGAAATAAATGTTAGAATTATTTAAACTCTTTGGATCTATCGGATTAAAAGGAGTTGAAGAAACAAAAAGAGGTATAAAAGACACCACTAATACAGCAAAAGAAGAATCTAGCAAGATTGAAAAAGCTGTAAACAAGACAGGTGAGATTGCTTCTAAAGTTGGCAAAGCTGCAATAGTTGGAGCCACTGCAGCTGCAACGGCTATAGGCACTATTACAAAGTTTGTTATACAGCATTATGCTGAATATGAGCAGTTGGTTGGTGGCGTCGAAACCTTATTCGGTGCTCAAGGTCTGAGCCTAAAGGAGTACGCTAAATCAATCGGCGAGACTGTCGGACAAGCGAAAGAGAAGTATGATCAGTTAATACATGCACAGACAGAAGTCATGAATAATGCGAAAGTTGCATATAAGACAGCTGGAATGAGTGCGAATGATTATATGAACACTATTACTTCTTTCGCTGCTGCATTAAAGCAATCAACAGCTAATGAAACGGAAGCGGCTAAAGTCGCTAATCAAACTGTTATTGATATGGCTGATAATGTGAATAAGATGGGTACCAATATGGAAGATATCCAAAATGCTTATCAGGGGTTCTCAAAGCAGAACTACACAATGCTCGATAACTTGAAACTTGGCTACGGCGGTACTAAGTCGGAAATGGAGCGACTGCTCCAGGATGCCGAAAAACTGACAGGTGTACATTATGACATCAACAATTTAAGTGATGTCTATAATGCCATCCATGAAATACAGAAGAATTTAGGTATCACAGGTACAACAGCAAAAGAAGCGGCAACTACTATTGACGGTGCTATGAAGATGACAAAAGCGTCATGGGATAACCTTTTAACAGGTTTAGCAGACCCCGACCAGGCAGTCGGACCGCTTATCAGTGAGTTTACTACTAGCTTAGGAACTCTCACTAAAAACGTGACTCCAAAAATCAAAGAAGTATTTAATGCACTTCCTAATGCATTGATACAGATAACACCACAATTGATGAATATGATCATTGATTTAGCGCCATCGTTAATCCTTGCAGCCATTAATTTAGTGGCTGGTCTAATTAGTGCATTGCCTGGTGTTATTTCTCCTATTTTCAGTCAATTATCTAACCTAATTGGTTCTGGTATGATTGATAAAATAGGTCAGTCAATAACTAGTAATATGCCTATTTTAATATCTAAAGGTTTAGATATGATGCTCCAATTTTCACAGGCTATTTTGGCTAATCTTCCTGTACTTGTAGGAATGGGAATGAAATTAGTCTTTTATCTAGTACAAGGATTAATGAGTTCACTCCCTACTTTAATATCTAAAGTGCCTACGATTATATCTAATTTAGCGGATGCATTTTCTAACAGTGCACAGACTATTTTCGTGTGGGGAGTTAAGATTATTGCGGAAATCATTAAAGGGTTAGTAATGTCTATTCCTTCATTGATTGCCAACATTCCTAAAATCATCTATGCGATTTTTGCGGTATGGAACGCCATCAATTGGTGGAATTTAGGAAAAGGGCTTATTAATGGAATCAAGAACGGTATTACTAGTATGGGAGGCTCTCTTACTAGTTCGGCGAAAAATCTTTTCGAAAGTCTAAAAAACAACGTTTCAAACATCTTTAATAACATAAAGAAAGTTATTGAAAGCCCTATTTTCGGTGCTAAGACTAAAGTTTTAGCGATTATAGGAGAACTGCAGAATGGTGTTAGAGTAGGCTTTAACTTTATTAAGTCACATGCCTCAAGTGTTTGGAACGGCATAAAGAACGCTATCATGTCACCAATGAGCACTGCTGCTAATTTTGTGAAAGCCATCATTAACAAGATTAAAGGATTCTTTAATTTCAAAATATCATGGCCTCATATTCCGTTACCTCATTTTAATATCAAACCTAACGGCTGGAACGTTGGGGATTTATTAAAGGGGAAAATCCCATCGTTGGGTATTAAGTGGTATGCGCAGGCGATGGACAATCCAATGATCTTGGATGCTCCAACAATTTTCGGAATGTCTAACGGTCAGATGCTAGGCGCTGGAGAAGCAGGTGCTGAAGTTGTGGCTGGAAGAGATACATTAATGAAGATGATTAATCAGGCATCTAACAATAGAGCTGATGAAATCCTAGACGCATTGCATAGAATCATAGCTTTATTATCTGATGAAGATAGAATGCACGATATTATCGTAAAAGCGCTAAATGACGGTTCTTTCGTTGTTATGCTAGATGGTCGAGAAGTAGGAAGGATAGTGAGAAAATATGCTTGACAGAATTACACATACTAATTCAAATAATGAGACACTAGACTTTACTTCTCTTGGCATTTTTGTAAATTACAATGATTTGAGAGATTTTGAGTGGATTGTGAAATCCAATAACAATAGAATCACCGGATTTTATAAAGGAATTGTCAAAAAGACGATTCCTTTTGTGTTTTTGGTTGCCGATCAGCAGAAAGCTAATGTGATTAAAAACCAATTTTTTGAACATTTTGAAATAGACATACTCAAAAAAGAAAAAGGATATTTTGAAATCAATGGTTACAAATATTATTGCTATGCAATCAAGTCCACTAAAAGCAAATATCTAATTGATAAGAGACTCTTGTATTTAAGTGTTGAAATCACTACAGATGACTCTTATTGGATTAAGGAGACAACCTTCACCGCTGACTTCAGTTCCAGCAGTACAAGAACAGTCACTAAGTATCCTTTTACATATCCTTTTACGTATTCAGTTCCAAAAATAGTAAACATAGTAAATGATTCATTTATCGATACGGACATGATTATGCGAATATATGGAAGATGTACGAATCCTATCGTCAATATCAGTGACAATACTTATCAGTTATATGTAACTTTAAATGCTGGAGAATATGCAGAGATTGACACATTCAAGAGAACTATTACAAAGTATTCATCCAACGGTATGCAGTTTAATATATTTAACACTCGTAATAAGTCATATGATACTTTCAAAAAGATTCCTCAAGGCTCTTTTGACATAACGACTGTAGGTGTTGATAAGGTTGACATAGTATTCATTGAAAGAAGGGGTGAGCCTAAATGGGATTAGAATACATCTATACAGATGCTAACTATAACGAATTAGGATACCTCGCTCATTTTGATGCTGACATCGAGATAGGAAAGTATGATGTAAGTAAGAACGATTTTGAATTGACATTATCCTTGGAAGATAGAGACCCACTCTTTACGATTGGTTCTCTTTTTTACAAGGAAGATACTGAAATAGGTGGAGTAATCCAGCGTTTAAAGATTAATACATCAGACAATACCATCACTTTTATTGGTGCCACATTTAGAGGACTGCTTGAAAAGGAATATGTACAGCCACCGAATGGAAGCACATATCTAAATCTGAACGCTGAAGCTAATACATGCGTCAATACATTGATTGGTGACAGGTTCGATAGTCTTTATACAGTCGATAATGTGGGCGCTAGTAATATCAATGTTAAATATGATGTTAGAGACATTAATCTCTTGCAAGCTTTGGAGAAAGCCCTAGGTGGCAGTAATGCAAGATTGTGTATTAGACATCGTGTCGATGGGAAAGTCCATCTGTATGCTGAAAAAATCAATGATTTGAGCGAAACCTTACAATATGACAATGACTATCAGATAGATATGATAGTCAAGACTGAATCTAAGCCGTATAACCACATTCTATGTCTGGGGAAAGGTGAGTTATTGAATAGATTGAGAATCAACCTATATCTACAGTCTGACAGCTCATGGAGCGAATACAATGAGACTTATAAAGGGCTGAACAGAAAAACATACAAGCATGAGGACGTGAACGTTGAGGATCGTGCTGAACTCATTAAGAATGCGACCGAGAAGGTAGCGGAAGCAAATGAGAGCGACACACTAGAAATCTCTTTTGACGCTGATAATGCAGAGCTTTTTGACATCGTCGGAGCAAAAGAGAATGTCACAGGTATCTCATTTAAAGAGCCTATAACCCAAAAAATAATCAAGATTAGTGATGATGATATCTCAATATCTTATAAGGTAGGTGATGCGAAATGATCAAGAATATTAATATTACAGATGCTGAAGTCAGTGCTGAACTGCATGGATACATGTATCTGGCACTGTATGATTTTAACGGAATTCTACACGCTGGCAGCAGGATGACAGCTGATATTGTCTCGAATAATGAAATCAGGATCAATGATGGTATTATGTGCAACTATGGCCGTTTCATGAGAATCGTTGGCAGTGAAACAGTCAGAATAGAAAACGGTACAAATGGAGTGAAGAGAACTGACTTGATTGTGGCTAGATTTACAACTACAGGCACGAAAGAGACACATACTCTTACAGTTATTAAAGGCCCGGCAGGTGGAGCAGAGCCGTCACATAATCAGACTGACATCTATAGCGGTACAGGTACAAGAGACTTAGTATTATATGCGGTGCATCTAGATGGCTTAAATATCACATCTGTTGAGCGTAAATGCCAGGAATATATGAGTATGAGTGAACTTATTAACAAGGTAAATACACAAGAAAGCGGTATGAGTGAACTTATTAACAAGGTAAATACACAAGAAAGCGGAACAAAATTCTATGGGCATGATGTTATCGAAACAAAGAATGGTATTACGTTAGAGGCTAAATGGAATGATACTATTGTGGAATTCTACTGGCATGGAAATCTATCAAATGACTGGCATATGACGGCCACAGTTAATGGAGAAAAATTCGGAAATGATTCTACAATGAAAAATGTTCTTAAAACACATACAGCTTTCATGTTCGATATTTCTGTCAGTCCAGATTATCCAATCTGGTTTAAGTATGCCAGAGCAGAAAATGGTTTCTGGGTATTCACAATGAAAACTTGCACCGTTCCTAAAGGAACATGGCTCTCAGGTAGTCACATGATGCTCAGGTAGGAGGTGATGCTTATGATTAGAGGTACTACTGCCACATTAATATGTACACTTCCGTTTGAAGTGAATACTCTCCAGTATGCCTACTTCACTATCATGCAAGACAATATAATTGTTTTTGATAAACAGATAGAATGCAGTCATCTAAGCGGTGACACGATAGAAGTGCATCTGTCACAGGAGGATACTCTGAAACTTAAAGAAAAACATCGGGCTGAGATTCAGTTGCGTGCGATTACTGCTGGTGGAGACGCGATTGCATCTAATATCATCACTACATATGTTGAAAGAATATTAAAAGATGGAGTGATCTGATGTGCGACTTAAACTAGAGTTCAAGTCAAAAGACATGTCTTTTCGTACTGATATGAAGATATGTTCTGAAGAGTTCAGACTTGATATAAAAAACTACCAAGGCATGAAGAATGCTGATATCTACACTGGTGATTACACAGTGACACCTACAGATATCGAACAGCAGATTAAGACAAAAAATAAATTTCTCAATAAAGATTTAATAGTAAAAAAAATCCCTTTCTTTGAAACTAGTAACGAAGAAGGGGGAAATACAGTATATATAGGAAAGGAATTATAAACATGGCAGAAACTAAATATATAAATAAGGTTGTTTATGGAGGCAAAACATTAATCGACTTGACAGGTGATACTGCGACAGCAGATAAAGTATTAAAAGACATGACATTTCATGATAAGACAGGTGCCACAGTAACAGGTACTTGTTCATTCGATGTGGATTCGAGCGATGCGACTGTAGCAGTTGCTGAAATGCTTACTGGAAAGACTGCATATGCAAGAGGTGCTAAGTTAACTGGTACCATGAAGAACAATGGCTCTGTTAAAGGAAGCATCGCAACCAAGGAACAGGTATACACGATTCCACAGGGTTTTCACGATGGTTCTGGTAATGTTCAGATTGCAACTGCTGAACAGGCTAAACTTATTCCTAAAAATATTCGTGATGGAGTTACTATTTTAGGTATCAAAGGTACCATGTCAGGCACTGAAGGTGCTAAACCTCAGCAGAAGACAGTGACCCCTAGTACAACTGCGCAAACAATCATGCCTGATAAAGAATATAACTATCTATCACAGGTTACTGTTAATGCGATTCCATACGCAGAGAGTGAAAATTCTGCTGGCGGAACTACAGTGACAATTGCTTAGGGGTGGTCCTATGAGTGTCAACAAAGTAGTGTATGACGGTAAAACTTTGATTGATATATCGGATAGTACGGTCACGAGCGACACTCTAGATGAGGGTTTAATCGCATATTCAAGAGACGGAAAGAGAGTAGTAGGAACTAAGATGAATCTAGAAGACAGAAGCAAAAGAAAACTGATTTTAATTGGCGACAGTTATGGAGACGGTTATACTCCTGATGGCCATGAAACAGGATGGTGCGACAGACTTAAGAATAAGTTAGTGAATTGCCACTTCTCTGCAGACAACATCTATATCAATCATAAAGGGGGTGCGTCCTTTTCTAATCCATCCAATGACTATCTGACTCTTCTAAAAGGTGTAGAGGCTCAAGTCGGTAATAAGAAGATGGTAACAGATGTATTAATCGGTGGTGGCTACAATGAACTGCCTTATGGTGATCAAGATACAAAAGTTAAAGGTTGTATTGATACATTAATTAGTTACGTACAGGATACTTATCCTAACGCAGTTGTTCATTTTGCACCTTTTGGAGTCGCGTTCAAAAACAGAAATAACCAATTTGCATTAAGATATAAATTGATGCCTGCATACATATCAAAAGCATGCTATATGAATCAGCCTTTTATGTTAGTACCCGGCGCTGAAAACATCCTGTCTTTTGAAAACATGATGAGTTCAGATGGAATTCATCCAAATGCATGGGGATTGGAATGCATTGCTGAACATCTCAAAGGATATATTCTAGGCACAGGCAGCAGTGCAATTGATAAGAGACAATTGGGCGTAGGTTTAAATGGTGGCACATTTACAGGAACTATATACGGACAGTGCCTAGGTGATATTAATATCTATAGAATCATGTTTGATTCATCGGTTAATCATCTCAATTCTAACGGAATTAATGGATTCAAATTATACACTCCTGTTCGTACTAACGCATTTCCTTGGCGGGCCCCTAACATGGGATATACGGATGCCAATGCAATCATACATGCTAACGGTGGATTCTTTGACGTTCCTGTCAAATTCTACGTTACTAACAATAATGAATTATATATGCAATTTAAGCAGTGCAACTCTGCTCACAACAATTATCAGAGTTATTCGAACATCACTCAGATACAGCTAGACGCTTGGATCATTGCAGAAAATATGTAAATAAAGAGGTAATAAAATGAAATTATACGACACATCATTGAAATATATGGACACTCTTAATGCAGTAGGGGGCACTATTGTAGCAGTGTTAACCGCTGCATTAGGTACGCACTGGTTTTTATTTATTGGTTTTTTAGTCTTGAATATTATCGACTATATTACAGGAGTTAGAAAATCTAGACTGACAGGAAAAGACAACAGCGCCAAGGGAGTTAAGGGCGTTTGGAAGAAACTCGGTTACTGGCTCATGGTACTTGTTGCCTTTCTCGCATCTGCAATCTTCATTGAGATTGGTCAGACAATCAATGTCGATTTAACTATCACTACATACGTAGGTTGGTTTACTTTAGCGTCACTTATTATCAATGAGTTACGCAGCATCATCGAAAACTTCGTGGAAGCCGGAGACAATGTACCAGCAGTACTTACAAAAGGATTGGAAGTAGCCGAACAGGCTATTAATAAAGAAGACTAAAATATAAATATCGTTGTGAGAGGACACGTGCACCTCTCATTTTTATTTAAATGAAAGGAAGTAAGGAAATGAAAATATTTATTTCTCAGCCCATGAAAGGCTTATCAGAAAAAGAAATCAAATTCAATAGAGAAAAGGCTATTAAAAACATCAAGAGTATATATGGTGATGATGCTGAAATTATTGATAGTTTTATCGATGGAGAAGGTACTCCATTATGGTACCTTGGAAAATCTATTGAATTATTATCAACTGCTGATATTGCTTACTTTTTAAAAGGATGGAACAAAGCAAGAGGGTGCAGAATTGAATATATGTGTGCGTCAAATTATGGTATTGGTGCATACTTTGAGGAGGAATAATTATATGAGTTATATTTTTAAGACTAATATTGCGAATAAGCAGAACTACGGCGGTGTTAGAGCATTAAACACTATTAAATACTTAGTATATCACTACACTGGCAACGACGGAGATTCCGACGAAAGCAACGGAAAGCATTTTCATAATCACATTGTAAAGGCATCTGCACATTACTTTGTGGATGATGATTCAGTTACACAGTCAGTACCTGACAATTATGTGGCTTATTCAGTTGGCGGAAAATGTCAGTCAAGTCATCATCCGTTATATAAAGTATGTACAAACTCTAACTCTATCAGTATTGAGATGTGCGACTGCTTTAAAAACGGAGTAGTCGAGATCACTGACAAAACAATTGAAAATGCGATTGAGTTGGGCAAAGTGTTAATGAGAAAATACAATATTTCAATTGATCATGTCATCCGTCATTATGATGTAAATGGCAAGGCGTGTCCTAATTGTAACGGGCTACTAAATGATGCAACTTGGAACGCATTTAAAAGTCGTTTAACTGGGGCACCGCTAACCAATACTGTGCCTAATTCGAAACCTTCGGAAACACCATCTAAGCCATCAAGTTACGATCAATGGGTGGCTGATTTACAAGCAGAATTAAATAGACAGTATAGTACTGGTTTAGCCGTAGATGGATTGAAGGGTCCAAAAACCTTAGCGGCATGTCCACTTGTGAAAAAAGGTGCTAGAGGTAACATCACTAGACTCATTCAGAAACGTTTGAATTCTGTAGGATTCCACCTCACAACCGACGGAATTTTTGGAAGTGGCACATATAACGCAGTAAATGTATTTCAAAAAAATAGAGGGCTTTATCAGGACGGAAAAGTCGGAAAAAAGACATGGGATTGGTTATTAAAAGGAACTAAGATGTAG